TCCTGCAATATCTTTGAAAATTGGGAAAAGAAAATCGTTTGCAAATTTGTGAAGGCTGTCTAAAGTTTTCTCAACATTGGCGATGATTGGCTGGAAGCCAGAAAAAGCGCTTCCAAGATCATCAGTGATTCCTGTGCCAATCTTGAAGTTCTGCATCAAGTCAACAACGAACTTTGTGCCATCTTGAATCAAAGTGATGACTGGATTGAGGATTGCTCCTAGCGCTTCAAAGGCTGGCTTGAGAGCCTGAGCAATGATTGGAACAATCTCAGAAAATGCTTTTGCCACAGCAGTGAGGGCTGGATAAAGGAATTGACCAAGTTGAACTTGCATTCCTTCAACAGCAGCATGGAATTCACGATGAGCCATAATGTTCTTCTGAATAGCATTGAGATTGTCTTGATTGAGAACCAATCCGAACTTCTGTGCTTCTTCCTTGAACTTTTCAATTCCTGCTGCGCCTTGATTCAGAAGTGGAGCAAGTTCCATTCCTGAGCGACCAAAGATTTGCATGATGGCATTGGTCTTTTCAACACCATTTGCCATCCCGCCAAGTTTGTCAGCAACCTCAGTGAAGATTTCACTCGAAGACTTCATGTTGCCATTCATGTCTTTGACAGAAATGCCGATTGCTTCGAACTTCTTCTCGCCAGCAGTTGTTGCAGCAGCCTTGGACATTTTGCCAAGTGCCATTGCTAAGGTCTCAGCTGATACGCCTGATTCCTCGGCAGCAAAACGAAGTTTGGACATCTCTTCAGCTGAATCACCTGTGTAACGCTGGAGAAGTTTGACTTCCTTGCCGACATCTTGAAAGGCATTGATTGAGTTCTTTCCGAAATCTAAGACCTTTGATCCGAGAGCTTCGATGCCTTGAGCCAAGCCCAAGCCACCAGCGATTTCAGCAATCTTGGAGAAGTGACCTCCAGCAGTCTGAGCTGCTCCCCCGACATCCTGCAAAGCCTTGGTTGCCGATACATCTTTTCCGTAAAGACTGAAGGTTAGCGATGTATCGTTTGCCATTGCATCCTCCTAGTCGCTAGATGATCGAGAGTCGAGTGCAACCCGAATCAAGTCGTTCAATACTTCAAGTTCAATGTCCCAGACATTCAATGGAGTGATGCCTGGATAAGTGTGACAGAGAAGTGCTAGATGCTCTCTGACTCGCCTGTAAGTGCCGCCCCTGAGACGGCTGGAGAGTTTTTTGGTTCTGCATCCTCTGGCTTTATTTCATCGATTCCGTACTCGTCAAGAATATCGGCAATCGAGACAATTTCCCCTGCTCGCACCATGCAAATCCATGCCAAGGCATAGAGAGCTTTGACCTTTGAATAACCAGGTCGCTCTTTGCCTTCTTCAGTTGAAAGAGATCCAAGAAGTGTCAATCCATCGAGACCAAAGTAATTTTCAATCTCAATGATTTCTCGACCTGTGGGAGATGAGGATCCATTTTCTTTTGGCAGTGGATAGGACTTGTCGCGGATGATGAGTGGCATTTATTTCCCCTTGTTTGTTATGGATTGAGAAGCCCTGAATCTTTCAAAGCATCATCGAGTGCTTGCGTTACTTCGCCAGCGAATTTCATTTTGTGCGGAAGAACAGTTACACCCAAGAATGGATGTGGCTTCTGCTCAACCCAGTTCTCACGATTGCCGAAGACTGGATGCCTCCATGCTCGCTTTCTGCGCCCTTCCATATAGTAAGGAATGGTGCGAGGTCTGCCAGATGCAGAGATGAACTTTGTTGTCGAGACTCGAATCTTGAGAATCGCACCCTTTTTTGTGGGATTGATGTCAGAGATTGTTGCGTTGGCAAGTGAAGCGCGAAGCCCTAGATTTTCGCCTCTCTTCTTTCGAGCTGCGGTTGCATCTCCACCTTTGGCGGGGATTGATAGAGCTGCGCGTTTCACTTCCTCAACAACTGGTTCTGCTGCGGTTTTCAATCGCTTCTTTATTGACTTTTTGAATTCAGGATCGACCTGGGAGATTTCCCTGACTCGCTTCGCGAAGTCTGCTGGATCGATCTCAATCATTCTGACTCCTTAGAGTGTTGAATCTGCTGTCTGATAGACAATAGTCAATGGCTGATTTGTGCCATCATCGTAGGCTTCAAATGTCATCGCGAGATCGATAACGCCTGGTCCTGGAACATTTGGAGTGTCAGCATTGAACTTGGCTGCTGGAATTGTAATGGAAAGGATTTCCTTCGCTCCATTTGCAATTGTTGCGCCAGTAAATGTCAAGACAAGTGCAGCGGTTGCATCTGAATAGAACTTATTGAAGAGAGTTGTGTCTGTAAATTCAGCAGTCAACTTTCCAGAAATCTTGCGGAATCCGTTGATGACCTGCTCTGCCTTTGTACCAGCAGCGCCGAGGTTGTAGCGATCCTGCTTGAGAGTGTTGTCAACTGTAACTGTGAAGTCACGAACATTCGCAATTGATGATCCATCGAGTGTGACTGCACCTTGAGCGAACTGGAAAAGGTTTGTTGTTGCGCTGTAAGAAGCAGTCGCAAGAGATGTTCCAGTTGTCAAAGAAGCTGAGTCAACTGTGAACTTTCCTGTTGCAATTCCACCTGTTGCCACGCCAAGTTCGAATGACTGAATCTTTGATCCAGCAACTGTCTTTGGAGTAACTGTTCCACCATATTGAGGAACACCAACCTGCGCTGTGAATGAGCGACCATAGACATCACCAAGGGTGAATGTGTAGGAATAAACACCAGTTGTGGTGGTTACTGCTGATGGCTGTGTACCCATAGCGTGTGAAAGAAGCAATCCAAGTCCCTTTGTAGGGAGGTCAAGCATGATGTCTCCACCAGCATCTGTTGTGGTCACAACTCTGCGCTGTGAGCGAGGAAGTTGTCCACCAGCACGAAGACCCATTCCAACAGCAGTCTTCTTGTTGAATGTAATGTTCTCAGATGTGAATTCATAGAAGCGAGTCACTGTGACTGAGTTGTTGAATGTTGTTTCGGTTGCAATCCCTAGTTGCGAACCAATACCTGAGCCGATTGCCATTGTTTATCTCCTAGTTACTGGCAGCAGGGATTGAATCTGCTGGTGAGGTTGGTGTGAGTGATGATGCTGCTCTGTCAGCTGCGACCCAGTTGACAGATTGTTCGAGAAGAGATGCAGCAGCCTCATCTGAGACTTCCGCACTCTCGCCAGCCTTCACGAAAAGATTTCCGAGGGCTGGAATAATTAGATCTCCGAGTGAAGAGACATTTTTGATTTTTGCCATTTATTGCTCCCTAGATTCTGCTCTGGTAGGTAATTGTAAAGACGATTCCGACACCTGCGCCGTTCTGTGTCTGGCGGTAGGAAATCTCACCAGTCTCCATTGCTGAGAACTGAACGAGTCCTGCAAATGAAACATCTGCGCGGATTACATTCTCAACACTTCCGAGAAGTTGAAAGGCGCGAGTTCTGCGAGATGAAAGGTCTGTTCCTCCAGAGGCTGACCAGAGGAAGCAATTGAGTCTTCCCATTTCGAACTTGGAGATTGCTCCGAGTGGTCGATACTCCTGGCGAATTGATGAGGCTGCGACTTCATCGCCTTCGAGGTTTCCATCATGTCCGACAGCGATTGCATCGCCTGGGAAGGAATAGTCGATTTCGATTCCGTCAAAGACTCGAACGCCTGAAAGAGATGATGCTCCCTGAAGAGCTGCAACCACTGCATTTGTGAATGCTGGCATCGTTGAGACAGCCATGATTTATGCCATTCCTGGGAAGGATGTTGGATCCAAAAGTTCCATTGCTCGGCGTGGGAGAGAATAAGTAGATCCAGCGTAAAGCTCATCGCCTGTCTGAGTTCTACCCATGACATTGATTGCGCCTCGCTGTGTCTGCCAGAGGTGACGAATAATTTCGAGAACGCCTTGCTTTGCAGACATTGGAGGATTCACATATCCAGCAACATAGGTGATTTTGATGTTGTTGAATCCACCAGTCCAATAGCCATAAGAGTTTGTTGCATAGAGCGTTCCTGAACCGATGCGATAGAGGCGCTGCCCTGTATAGTCTAAGTTATAGGCATTGGATGAAACCAAAGCGCCATTCTCATAAACCGAAGTGATGGAGATTGCCTTTGGATTGCGGATGCGGATAAATTCCGTTCCTCCGTCATAAAGTTCATCTGTATATGTTCTGCGACCTAGAACCTGTCCGACATAAGTTTCAGCCAAGTCAGTTGCAGCATCGATGTATCGGCGCACTTCATTCTCATTGGCGCTCGCAGCTGGAATGTTGAGATATTCCAAGACTTCATCGTAGCCACAGATTCCGATGTCATTGATGTCACGAACTTCGAAGATGTCTGAATAAGCCTGTGGATATGACCCTGTGGCGCTCCATGCGAGGATATGCCGACCAACTTGGGTGGGAAGGTAGGAAGCGGTATATGTACCCGTCACAGCCGTTGCAGTGGTCACTGAGACTGTTGTGGCATCTGGAAGGGTAATGTTCAAGGTCACTGTGCCTGGATTGACTGCTGCGCCTGTTGAATCATAAGTGTTCCAAGTCAGATAAACCTTGTCACCTAAATCATAGGAACCAGTAAGCGCCATGAGTTACTCCTTGAAGGTAGGGGATGAGGGTTGATTGCCAGGGGTACGACCAACCCTCATCCTTGACTCTGTTGAATTGCATGATTGCGCATCGGAATGTGATGCCTTTCATCCAACCAAAATTGCTTGTGATGAGGAAGAATTGCCCCTGTGTGAGCAAAGATTTTGTAGCCCATAGATTTCAGGCGCTTGGAAAAGAGAAGATCCTCGCCAAAGTAAGTTCCATCGATTGCGCCTTCTACGAACCAAGCCCAATCTTTGCCTTGATTTGAAGTGGCTTGCTTTTGCATATCGAGCAGAACGCTGCGATGAATCAAGAGACAGCCTGTGCCAGTTGCATCAACCTCAATCAGCTTGTCGATGGGATAAGCATCGATTGCTTCCAGACCCTTTTCAGGATCCATTCGATAGATGGTTGGAACTGGTCGAAGAGAATCCTCGCCATCGAAGAAGGCTGCGAAGACTAGACCTGACACGATTGGTCGGTCTTTGTCATGTGCTGAATCAATGAGTTTGTGCCAAGTCTGAAGCGAGAGGCGCTCATCGGAATCAATCATCAGAAGCCAATCGGCATCTGTTGTTTCTAAGAATGTTTTGACCACAACATTGCGTGATCTAGTTGTCAGTCCGACATTGCCGACCTGAACTAGATGATCGAAGTGACCACCTTTTTCTCTTGCCACATGAATGAGATCCATTGCGAGAAGAGCATCGATGGTTCCATTGTTGACCATCCCAATGCAGACTCTGTGACTCGCCTTCATCGTGTCTCCATGTTTGGAGCAAGAGCAGTTGTTTCAATTGTTCCCGACTCAAGCTCTTGGATGAGCGAATCAAGATGTTCGATTCCCTTGTTCTGCACTATCTCGCGAGCAGACTTGAGACCTTCTAGAAATATGGATTGCATGAAATCCCCCTGTGGATTGGTGTTGCGCCTTGGCGCTGACCCTACCCGAAGGAAGAGCCAGC